TAGGAATTCGATGAAGTTCGCAGCCTCATCTTCGTTCGGGAATACTTGAATCACTATTCGATCTTGCTCAAAGGCATGCTGAGCCACGACCATGATCTGTTTATGTTTGAACACTGAAACTTTGAGAAGCCAACTCCCTCTTCTCACTAAGAAGAATGAGATTAGATTGGGTGTTAATTTGGCTTTCATCATACAAATTATTTAGGGATCCGAAGACCCCTAAATTTGTATGACGATTAAATTGTTTCGTATTCGTCTTTACCTACGCCACACTCAGGGCAAACAAAATTGTCAGGAAGTTCATCCCAATTACCTTCTGTTTCCTCATCGTGTACGTGACCACAAACTACGCATACATGTTCCATCATAGACCTCCTAAGACTTGTTTGTAAGCATTAGCATGGCGTTCTTCTACTTTCTTCAAAGCATTGAAACGCTTTTCTGCTTTTGCAAGGACTGCTTTGAATTGCTGAGCATGGACGTTTGATTCACGACCCTGTTCATTAAATTCTTTAACAGCTTCAATGTTTTGTTCAGCCTTAGCAATTCTTTCGAATTGCGGGTACATTTCTGTATACTCATAGGTCTCTCCTTCGATCGCTTTCTCCAAGCATTCCTTAGTGGATGGCTTTCCGATTAGCAACTCTAGGTGTCCCCATGCATGTTTGATTTCTTGGTCAGCAGTATGCTCAAAGTGTTGAGCAACTTCTTCGAAACCTTCTTCTCTTGCGATCTTGGCAAAGTAACGATACTTGATATGAGCCATTGACTCACCAGCTAACGCACCTTCAAGATTTTTTAATGTTACAGACATAATGTTCTCACTTTGTTTTATTATTTGGATTTGCTGGTACTTTACCGTTTACCCAATCCCAATCATCGTCAGTCATCGGAATCCACTGATTCATATCATGCCTCGTCTTTGCATACGAGCATTGTATTCACGCTCTAGTTGCTCGACGTGGAATGCTGATTGTGGATTACGAGAACGAATGTATTGTTCTAATGTAGTATTTCTATCACGCAAAACATTACTAATGAATTTTTTAAAGGCGTGAAGATACTTCATCTTGCTCCTCCTCAGTAAGGAATTGCTTTCCCTTACCTGCCTTGACAGGAACCTTCTTAGCCTTTTGCTCTTCTGGTACTAACTTATCAAGTGCAATTTTGAGAATGCCGTTGAACAACTCTGCGTCTTTAACTTCATAAGAATCACCGATAGCCCATGCACGAGTGAATGCACGATTAGCGATACCTTTGAAGATAAACTTGTCATCTGGTTCTACAGATTCAGAGTTACCCTTAACGATCAACTTACCACCATCGATAGTGATGTCGATTTCGTTTTGTGCGAAACCAGCAACAGCCATCTCAATAGTGTATGTGTTACCGTCTTTACGGACATTGAATGGAGGATAGTTTGGAATATTTTTTGTCAAATCGTCATGCAGTGCTTGCATGCGTTTGAATTGGTCATCGAAACCCAAGAAAAGTTTATCGATGTCTTTGAATGCATCTTGTGAAAAGAATGCAGGTACGAATGCTCTTTGATTCATAGTTTTCTCCTATTAAGCGAGTTGATTAAAATTGATACCCCGAAGGCGTATCGTCCAGCTTACCGAGTACTGGGACACCATATCGTTGTGTCGGCGAAAGACGCTCCTAAGGTAGTAGAGTCTTTACGTTCCCATCCCGAGGGATGCAAATCTATTTAGGCAGCTGGTAGTTCAGCAGCCTTAGCAAGTGCTTCAGCCTGTGGATCACCTTGCTGTTTAATCTTGCTAATAACTTTTACGACTTCTTCGAATGGGTGCTTACCCAATACTGCAAGAATCATATTCACTTCATTAATTTCAAGTTCAAGTTTAATCATTTTGATTTCTTTCCTATGTTATATTTCGGTACTAATTCCCATTGATCTTTCTCTTTAAAAGAGACCACCTTGATTTGCGACAGAGATGCTTTTTGCTCTGCCTGCCCATTATTTAGTATCTTTAACAGATCCCAATCCTGGAGTAAGCCAGCAATCGCATTTCTTCGCTCGATATCACCAGAGGTGATGTTCGATTCTTTGCCATCTAGTGCAAACAATTCCTTGAAGTGCACGATGAAGTATCTACCCTGCTTATGTAAGATATGGCAGGATTGATACAATTTGTTTTCTTTTCTGGAAGCAATACCGATTCGAGTCAACGTCTCACGAACCTTCAAAAAGTTATCAGGTTCAGGCAATGTCACCTCAAGCATCGATTCTGGTTTCCAGTCATAGTAAATCATTTCGACTGTCATGATTTTCCACCTTTATATAATTTTTCTTTTATCATCATCAAGTCCTGATCACTAAGGATGTCTAATGCATCTTTAGCTCTTGCGCTTGAATACCCAAAATACTCTTTAACAAGTTCGAGGGATTCAGTGCTGGCGTCTTTCTTCGCCCACTTACTGAAACGTCTCTTCCTTGGAATAATATTTAGGAAATAAGAAAATTGCTGATCTTTATCTAACTCTGGATGTTTATTCATCTCGTTAGCGTAAAGAACAGTATCGGGGAAATATGAAAGTCCTCTATTTACAATGAATGGTTTATAATCTTTACTAGCCTGTGGATCTTCAAATAAGTTTTTCTTTGTTTCGTTTATAGCATTAATGAAATCAAATGGGCTCATAATCCAGAATCCATGCTCTAGCAGCTGTGTCAGCCTCTTCAAATGTCATATATTCACCATCTGCTGATGTGTATTCAGTCTTATCTACATCAACAAATGTAACTTTATTTTTATTCGCTCTGTTAACGATTGCAGTTCTTCCTGCACCCTGATAAACAGTATGCATGCTATCTTCTACTGTGTGGTCGATATCTGCCATATCTTATCCTTAAATCGGT